TTCTAGTTCTCTTGTTTCTGTGTCAAATACATGAAATCCTTTTTTGTCTTCACAATCATTCCAATAAAGTTCATATGGGGCTCCCAAATAAAATATTTGACCATCATCAGACTTGGTGTGGAAATGGCCAGAAAAAACAGTATCAAACTTTCTGAAAATACTTTTACTAATTCCATGCTCATTTACTATTCCTTTCATCATCTGAAATCCAGCAATTTCTAGATGACCCATACAAATATCTGCAGTAGATACATCAATCATACCCTCAGAGTATATTAAGTTTTGATTATTAATCCAAGGTAAAAATAAAATTTTAGTACCATCAAACTCAACTTCCTCAGCCTCTGGATAAATTTTAATATTTTTATGTCTGTTACCTAACAATTCTTCTACACAATTTACATCGTTAGTATTTTTGTAAAACGTATCATGGTTTCCAATCATAATATGTAAATCTATATTCAAAGTGTTAAATGGTAAAATAAATCTTTCACGAAAATCTTTTGCAGTTTTGTATGAAACAAACTTACGTCTATCCATTAAGTCACCTAAATGAATACAAGTTTTTATATTATTTTGTTGGAGATATGGAAAGAATGTTCCTTCGTAAAACTGATAGAAATAATTATTAAAATTTGAGTTATCGTTTCTTGCACCAAAGTGTGTATCATTAATTATAGCAATCTTCAATCATCTAGCTCCATAAAATTTTCTAATCCACTAACCTTACCTTTAGTTTCCTTTTTCTTTGGTTTATATACTGCTTCATCAGGCACCATAACATTTACATCAAACCCACTAACTTGATATTGTGTTGTATCATGTGGATTTGTAACAAAAGGAATAAACTCTTGTTTCTCAATCATTCTATGTTTTACATGAGCTTGTTTTTTTTCTTTTTGTATTCTACGAATAAATGCATAGTAAATAATTTGTGTGAAATATGCAAATGGGTTGTTTGATTTTTCTGGATTAAAGTTATGAATATACTGTAAACAATTTTCAATACCATCTGATATCATTTCTTGTCTATAAGTGTAGTTAATGAAATTGGGCCTATATGATAACCCATTTGCAATCTTGAGAAAACACTCACCAATATAATTAGTAATTCTAGGAAGTTCTTCGTCAGCTTCTTCAGCCTCTTTACATTGTTCTTTCCAATCTTTCATTGCTTGGAGAAATTTTTTGTTATCTACATAATGAACACTTTTTTGTTTTTTGGCCATAATAATTCCTTTTGCATATTTCTTCTATACTACACTAATTAAATAAGAATGTCAAGGGATATTTTTAAAAATAATTATTTTTTTGCACTTGACAAGGCCTTGTGCACTGTGTATAATAGCTATTGATAGCTCTTCAAATTAATGATAAACTTTATTATCTTCATCCCAATCTTCTAGGAAATCTTCATCTAGTAAATCTTCTTCGATAACTATGGAATCTAATTCTTCGTCTGTTGGTTCTCTAACATTAGATTCTTGTATACTTTCTAAAACATATTCATAGTATCTTGACAGCCCTTCAGATGCTGGTGTCATTATGACTACAGAATTTTTTTCTATATTATAATATGGTTGGTCAGAGTAAACTTGAACCCATCTAGATAAACCCAAAGATTCTACTACACCCTTATCAGTTATTTTACTGATAGTGCTCATCTTTAATGGTGATATAAGTTTAAATTTACCAGATTCTATAGATTCAACTTTTGCAATAATATCTTCACCATTTGATAACTTTATTACTTGATAGTTCATTTCTTACTTCTCTTTAAAAGTTTGGCTTGTCTAGCGTCTAAGTATCTAGCATTAAAACTCATACTACGCCTCTCACCTTCAACATAAAAAGGAAAAACTGAATGTTTTAACCAAGATGGAAATAATATAAATTTACCAACCTCTGGAATAACATTCATTATATCTTTTCTAAAGCTTTGTTTTTCTCCTGTCATAAACTGTATCATACCGCTGCTAGGATAATGATCTTCCATTTCTTTTTTAACAAAATCATTCATTCCCTCTGGAATTTTTAAATATATAACCGCTGATATTTGACCACTATGTGTGTGCCAAGGGTTATACTCATTTTTATATTGACTCACTATCCAAGATTGTGTTATATTTATATTCTTTTCTGATAGTTCATATGAATGTTCATTATTTGCATATAACTGAACTTTGTGGCCATTATCAATCATTTTTTCAAAATATTTAATACAAGCTTGTTTAAGTTCACTATTAATATAATCTTCTTCATCATCCACCAAGGGTATCTTAACTTCTTTATGAACCTTGCCAACAAGATTATCAGAAAAATCAAATTTTTTAGATTTCTCTTTATCATTTAAAACTTCATCTCCAACTCTATTTACAATATCTAAAAATCTATTTGAAACTGTTGTTTCCATAATAGTTGGACTGAAAGGTACATGCCATTCAATATCACTCATAATTTTATCCTATCAATCTTATAATCAAATTGTTCTTCTTTGTATATATTTATTCTGTCATAAAAATGTCTAAGTGTAAAATTTCTTCTAGACTTATATGTAAGATCATCAGATATGTCAAATAATTTTACACCATCTTTATCTTTACTTTGCCTTAGTCCTCTACCTATACTTTGTAATACTCTTATTCTACTTTTAGATGGACTTGCAAAAATTATATTATGTATATTACGAATATTTATACCTGTAGAGAATGTACCATAGGAAGCTATAATTATTGCATCCTTTTCTTTTTCAGTAATAGCACGAATATCTTCTCTAGTTTGAGTATCAGTTCCACCATATACAAAAAATACTTTCCTATCAAATTTTTTAATATCATTATATAATACTACACCATGTTTTTCAACTAACTGAAATAAACATAGTGTATTTCCATTTAAATTTTGACATAAATTTTTAACAAACGTATTTCTTTTTGAGTGCGATACTATATAATTAATTTCTTCAGCATATGCATAAGTTTTAACTCTTTTAGATTCTTCTTCTGTATGTTTTAAAACTATACAATTAATCTTTAGTTGAGCTAAAGTATTATTATCCATTAATTCCTTACTTGTGATAATTTTCCTTACTTTTCCAAACAATCCTTCCAAAACTAAACGGTGTGTCTGTGTACCATCAAGTGTACCTGTTAGACCAAATCTATACTTTACATCTCTGGACTTTACCATTATGTCTGTCAAAGATTTTGCTTTAAACAAATGAGCTTCATCACCGATTATGCAACCATATTGTGCAAAGTATGGAGTGTGAAGTTTATATATTGACTGCCATGTAGATATTACAACTGGTTTATTAGAACCCTTGTCCATACCAGCATAAACTCTATGAATATATTCATCTTTCCAACCATAATCAACAAAGTCTGAATACATTTGTTCAACTAGTGATGTTGTAGGAACAAGGATTAAGGTTTTCAATCCCATCATATGGTAGTAACGAACTAAAGTATATATTATTAATGACTTACCAGAAGCGGTAGGAGATAGTAAAAGTGATCTATTTGTGGATATCGCGTGGTGTATTGCATCAAGTTGGTAATCGCGTATTTCAATTTGTTGTCCTTTCGATTGTGGACGTAAGGATGTGGCAAAATCTCTAACATCCTGACGTATAACATTCCGATCATTTTCTACTCCTTCTTCCAGTATATATTCAATTGAATTTTTTGAGCAAAACTCTTTTATGTATGGAAGAAGTCCTACATATATTCTACCATTATGTGGAGAAAACAATCTTATTTTACCATCCCAAAGTTTTTTACGATAGTGTGGCATAAATTTTGCACCTGGCACTTCAAATGTAAAATAATCAGATAGTTCTCTTTCTAAGCTATCATCTACCTCCAGTGTTAAGTAAACTTCATTGACTTTTGAAATTTTCATTTAAACTTAGGGCCAAGAACCCAACCAACTAAAGATTTTCTTATACCCTTTGTCACTGGTCTTACCCTATGCCAATAATCAGACTGAAAAAATAATGCAGTATTTAATGGAAGTTTACTAAATGTTTCATATCTAGTTTCTATGCTAGGACTATAAATTTCTAAATCAAATTCACCGCCTGTGTAATCATCATTAAGAAAAACAGAAAAACTTATTTTACGAACTCTATTATCTGAATATGGATTATTGTGTTGGTCTACGTGCCAACCATATTCTTGTAGTTCATTATATTCACCATACTGTAATGGTTCTATAGTATCAATATCAAAATTCCAACCAGCTTTAATATTTACATTTTTTGTTATATCTAAAAACTCTTTTAAAATTATTTGTTCATCAATAAATGTTACATTAGAGTTTCTTTTTGTTTTATTTGTAGATGACAATGTTTTACCAGTTGTCATTTGAAATTTTTCGTTTACTAATTTATTGAAAGTTTTGCTAATTAATGTTTGTGGTATCAATAAAGTTTCATAAGAGTTACCATATCTCATCAGTAAGTTACTCCTGCTTCAAACTTTTTCCACTCTATTGCATTTTTAATATCCCATCCGCGATTATCAACTGATTTGATAACACCTTTGATATATTCTACAACTGTTTCTAGATAACCGATTTTATTTTCTGCATCAATTATTTCTTCATCAGATGTTATATAAACACTTAAATCTGTTTTTAAAACTTTAATATCAAATGGTTTACTGACATAAACTTTTGCATCAGCTTTACCACCGTAATATTCCCACTTATCGCGGTATATACGTTTGTATTCACCTTTTGCTCTATACAAAAGAAGTTCGTACTTAGACTTTACATCTAAATATTTTGCTTTTATTTCTTGGTTTTTTAAGGATTCTGTATCTAAATGTTCATCATCTACTTTTAAATCAGCCTGAACTTCAAGCTTCAATTCATCAAGGGTCATTATTACTCCATCATTTAATCATTATTAATTTTTACTACATCTTCAATTGGAATACAATCTATTGTTGAGTTATTATTAGTTACTAATACTGCGGCTTTTGTCATTTCTTCTACGCATATACCTTTGTCACTAAAAGTTCCTACATGATAATATTCTAAATCTTTACCTGTTCCTAATTGTAACCATACTAATATCCATATCATGTACCTCTCCTTTTATGTTATAGGTACTATCTCGTATAATTTGTAACGAAAGTCAATTGTTGCTGTTAAATATTCAACATCAGTTACATTTTGAGTGTATTCTAACCCACTTAATGCTACTGGAAAAACATCTTCAAATCTTACTTCTACCACTGGATTGTTTTTATTTGATAATATTGTTAGAGTTGCATCAGAGAAAAATGCTTTGTCTGCCACAGCTTTACCAACATCACCTATATCAGGCATTCTACCAGATGTTTTGTTACCACCCGCACCAGCCTGAGGTGTGTTTGATTGATTTCTACGAAAATCAATAAACTGTTGTTTACTTTTAGGAAAACCAATACCAATTAACCAATTATGAATTTGTCTATAGTTTTGTAACTCTTCATCAACAATAAATGAAGTTGATAAATTACCAAACGTAATTTGGTCACCTAAAATTGGCATACTTTTGTAAGGTGTAGGTATAACCATTTCACCTAAAGATAAATCAGGGATGTTAGCTGCTGTAGTAAAAAATTCAACTTTTGGAAGTTGGTGTATTACAAACCTAAACTGTGTTGGGCTTGAATAGTCCAATAAATCTGGTTGTCTATTTAATGGCGAAGTAATTGTTGTCATACTTCTATTTATAAAGAAAAAAGAGGAGAATAAATCTCCTCTTTAAATATTTAATTAATGCGCTTTACTCTTAAACCCATTACTCCATTAGAAGTACCTTTTTCTATTTTAAATGCCCAACTTCGTGCACGAAGCTTCTCAGGAACGGGCGGGCGATAATCTTCAGATTTTAAGTCTGTACGAGGAATAAAAAATGTATCTCCTACTTTTTCACATTGATACCAAGGATACTTACATGAATTGTGAGTCAAAGTTGGTATAAAGTTATTTGCTTCTTCGGGAGTCATCATATGTATAGTCATAATAAAGTCTTTCAGTTTTAATTTATTAAGAGTTATTTCTTAATTTCTATACATTAAATATAACATAGTTAATTAGTGTTGTCAACCTTTTTTTTACATTTTTTTGTTCTAAGTTGGGGATAATTTTTATCACATAAAAAAAGAGGGGAATAAATCCCCTCTCTAAGTTTGTTATAGTTAGTTGGTTATCCCAACTTTTATTATTACATAAGGTTAGAAACTTTAACTTTTCTGTAATATTTGTTGGTAGCAGAACTGATGGAGATTGCTCCGTCAGCAGCTGCAGCAACTGTTCCTGTGTGGAATGGGTTAGCTGCAATACCGTAACGAGTTTTGAAACCAATTTTTGGTTGGAATGTATTTTCACCAACCGCACGAACCATCTGTAGTGGAACGTATGGGCAGTAGAACATACCAGCGTCGTAAGGTGATGTACCTTTGTATCCAACAACGTAGTACTGAGCAGCAGCAACGTTGGCTGAATATGGGTCAACATACACTTTGTAACGACCATTCATAACACCAGCGAATGTAGTTGAAGTGTCATCAACATTCAAGTTGTTATTAAGAGCAGGTGTGTAATCTAGAACACCAGCCATTTGTAGAGCGGAAGCAACGTCTGCAGAACAAAGGATCATGTTACCTTTTCCTCTACGAGTTTGCTGACCGATAGCATTGGCATCACGCTCGATTGCGAACATAAGACCTTTGAATTTCTCTACTGACCAACGACCATTTGAGTCTGTGTCAAGATCAAAGATACCAGCGTTAGTTGTATTAACCTGAGCACCTTTAACAGCTGAAACGTAGATGTTACGAACAACTTCACGGTTGATTTCAGCAAGAATTTCAGTTGACAAGATGTTTGCCAATTCTGTTTCTGCGTCTAAACCATGAATAGCTTTAAGGTCTTGAGCAAGTTCCATTGTGTACTCAGCTTTAAGGGCACGAGTAACAGCAGTAACTGTATGCTTTTCGATTGAGAAAGCCATTTCAGCGAATGCATCAGATGTAGTATCACCTAAAGCTTCACCTTCTGCTGCTGTCATACCAGTTGCAGTTGTATATGTACCTGCAGGGCTGTCATTAAGAACTGATGGGTTAGTTCCTGAGATGTCTCCACCACCAGTATCACCAGCTGCGTCTTGGTTAGACAACATTGTTGGTTCATCAGCAAGAGCTTCTGCACCATCCATAGATTGAATACGAGCACGCATTGCAAAGATAAGACCAGTTGGCCCT